TATCTAAATCATCCAAGCTGGGCGAAATCTCATACGGATTCGCGGCGCAAAAATTCAGCGGTGGTGCAACCACTCGTGACCTTTGGGGCGGGGCAGAATTTGGCTCGAATAAGCATAAGCAGTTCCCAGTATGGTCTGGTCGTGAGGGTCGCGGTTCGCGTGGATGGTGGATATATCCAACTTTGCGCAGTATTCAGCCTGAAATCGTGAAGAAGTGGGAAGAAGGATTCTCCGAGATAGTTAAGAGGTTCGATTAATGGCAGGAAGTAGAACGCTCAAACTATCCATCCTGGGCGATGTAGATAACCTCAATAAATCGCTCAAGGCCGCGACAAATGATGTCGAGACTTTTGGCGATAAGGTATCAAAGGCTGGCAAGGTGGTCGGTGCTGCCCTGGTCGCAGCTGCCGCAGCCGCTGGCGCTTACGCCATCAAAATCGGCGTGGATGGGGTCAAAGCCGCCATCGAAGATGAGAAGGCACAGACACAGCTTGCCCTGGCGCTAAAGAACGCCACAGGGGCTACAGAAGGCGCAATCGCCGCCACTGAACAGTTTATCTTGCAGCAATCTTTGGCCACTGGTGTGGCAGATGATGAACTGCGACCAGCCTTGCAGCGCCTTGCGCTATCGACAGGCGATGTCAAAAAAGCACAGGATTTACTCAAGATCGCAATGGATGTATCTACAGCTACAGGCAAACCACTTGAAGCGGTGGCCAATAGCCTGGGCAAAGCCTATGACGGCAACACCACAGCACTGGGCAGATTAGGCATCGGCCTATCAGCTGCCGAATTGAAAACCATGTCATTTACTGATGTCCAGGGCAGACTTACAGATTTATTTGGCGGCGCAGCTGCGGCAAATGCTGACACCTATGCAGGCCGTATCGCTCGGATGCAAATCGCTTTCGATGAAGCCAAAGAGACTATCGGCTTTGCGCTTTTGCCTATCCTGGAAAAGCTGATGAAGTTCATCAACCAAATTGCACTGCCGGCAATCAATGCAATGTCCAGTGGCTTTGGCCTAGACAAAGGCGGCATCGGTGGAGCAATTACCACCCTGGGCAATATCATCGTCAATGTATTCACGCCAATCATCAATGGCCTACTCAAAGCATTTGGATATGTAAAAAATGCCATCGGCGATAACCTGGACACATTTAAGGAATTCGGCGGCTACATTGCCCAGTACCTTGCGCCAGTTATCGGCACAGTATTAGGCGGCGCGCTCCAGGTAGTCGGCAAAATTGCAGGCGGTGTCATCGATGTCATCGCTGGGGTCATCAAGGTAATCAACGGACTTATCGGCGGCGCAATCGATGGAATCAATGCCCTGATTCGCGCATATAACGCAGTGCCGCTATTGCCTAACATTCCAACAATTAACAAGCCAACACTCAATACCCCATCAGTGTCCAGCGCATCAGTATCAGCACCTTCTATTCCATCAGTGCCATCAATGGCAATGCCATCAGTAAGCGGTGCATCATCAGGTACAGCTGCGGTCGCGGCTTCAGCTGCAAGGGCTGCAACGCTTGTGCCGACAGTTACTATCGGGGGAGCACCTGCGGGATACCGACCTGAAACCTTTACGCCTACTGCCACCCTGGGTGGCGCACCTGCAAGCTATGTGACCAACAATGTGAACATCGGCGTGGCTGGTGATCCTGAAGGCGTAGCGCGTGCGGTGGTCGATGTCATTAACACTTCATATTATCGCGGTGGTCTAGGGGCACAGGCGTACAAGCTATGACCCAGTGGACACCCGAATGGCAGCTACAAATCAATGGGCTTGATTACACAGACATAACCCTTTCCACTTTGACAGTGGTATCAGGCCGTACAGATATTTACAGCCAGCCGCGTGCAGGATATGCCAGCATCGAAATCATCAATCTGAATCTGACCCCCGTGACCATCGATGTCAATGATGGGCTATCAATTAAGGTCAAGGATTCGACAGGAACTTATGTAGATATATTCGGTGGCTTTGTCACTGACTCAAGTGTCGAGGTAGCCAGCACTGGCACAGGTGGCATCAATGAGACTATCCGCGTTACAGCTCTAGGCGCTTTGTCCAAACTGCCTAAGACTCTAACTGATGGAGTGCTATTAAAGGATTTTGACGGCAATCAGATTTACACCATTTTAAGCGAATCACTATTTAACACCTGGGCTGAAGTACCTGCCGCACTTACCTGGGCAACTTATGACCCGACTACTACATGGGCAAATGCAGAAAATTCAGGGCTGGGCGAAATCGACCGCCCTGGCGATTATGAGCTGATGGCGCGATCATCAGATGTCACCGATATGTATTCGCTAGTTTCTGCGCTCGCTACATCAGGGCTGGGCTATTTGTATGAAGATGCTCAAGGCCGAATCGGGTATGCAGATGCAACCCATCGCACGCAGTACCTAGCAGCTAATGGCTACACCTCGGTAAGCGGCAATCACGCACTATCGCGTGGAATCCGCACCATTCGCCGCCTGGGCGATTTGCGCAATAAGGTTACAATTCAATGGCGTTCAGGTGACACCACAGCTTTAAGCCAGGAGTCAATCGACCAATATGGCTCACAGGCCGACATCATAGCCACCACCTTGCACAATTCAGCTGATGCCACAGCACAGGCAAACTTTTATCTAGGCATCAGAGCGTGGCCGCAAGATGTATTCGAGAGCATCACATTTACCCTGGGCAATTCAGAAATCGATGACAACGACCGCGATGCGCTTCTCAATGTATTTATGGGCTTAGCCCTAGACATCACAGACCTGCCATCAAATATGGTCAATGGTCGCTTCCAGGGCTTTGTCGAAGGCTGGACATTTAGGGCAGGCTATAACCGCCTAGACCTCACACTCAATGTGTCACCTACCGCGTTCAGCTTGCAGTCGATGCAATGGGATGATGTAAGTGTCGCAGAGACATGGAACACAATAAGTTCTACACTTGACTGGAACGAAGCCATTATCGTGGCATAAGGAGAAGAAATGCCAACTACTACTACAAATTTTGGCTGGACAGTACCTTCGGACACTGACCTAGTTAAAGATGGCGCGGCCGCAATTCGCACAGCTTTGGGCGGCGTTGATACATCGATGGTCGATCTCAAAGGTGGCACTACTGGCCAGGTGCTATCGAAGGCATCAGGCACAGATTTGGACTTTACCTGGACTGAACAGGATGACACCACACTTTCATTTAACGCACAGACTGGAACTACCTACACGCTGGTAGCCGCAGACTTGGGCAAGCTAGTCACCACATCAAATGCATCAGCTGTGACAGTTACAGTGCCGCCATCAGTATTTGCAGCAGGTAACATCATCAATCTTCAATCAATCGGTGTCGGCTTAACTAGCTTGGCGCAAGGCGCTGGAGTCACGATTACATCGACAGGTGCAACTGCATCAGCGCCAACCCTACGCGCCCGTTACTCTGCCTGCACAATTATCTGCACAGCTAGCAATACATTCACAGTCGTGGGCGATATAAGCTAATGCCACTGATCTTGGGAATCGTTGCGTCCGGCAACTACCCGCGTGTAACTAGTGCGTATGAGTCTATTGCCACAGTATCAGTCGGCGGCGGGGGTTCTAGTTCTATTTCATTTACTTCAATCCCTAGCACTTACAAACATTTGCAAATTCGCGCTTTCCTCAAGGGAATTGGCGCAAGCAACAGAAGTCTTACATTTAATGGCATTACTTCAGGATACTTCCAACATCGCCTTGAAGGTTCAGGTTCATCTGCAAGTGCTGGCGGTTATACAAGTCAGTCTGCTATTGCTATGCCAATTACAAGTTCTGAGTGGGGTCAGGTTATCTTTGACTTCCTTGATTACGCAGACACAAACAAGAATAAGACTGTGCGCATGCTCGGCGGTTACGATGCTAACGGCTCAGGCTTCGTAGGTCTTACATCTGGTTCGGTTGCCAATACCGCTGCAATCTCTAGCATTACAATCGCTGGCGACACTTGGCAGCAGTATTCATCATTCGCGCTCTACGGAATTAAGGGGTAAATCATGGCAGCAGGATCAACTTATACCCCGATTGCGACAGTCAGCACAAGTGCGGCTTCCTATACTTTTTCTTCAATCCCTAGCACCTACACCGATTTAATTCTTGTGGGCAATCTTCGCTCAACAAAAAACACAGGTACATCAGATACTTTATTTCTTCGCTTCAATGGAGATTCATCAAGCGGGTTTTATTCTTCCACCCGTCTATTTGGTAACGGCTCATCTGCTACATCAAGCAGACAGACAGACCAAAACGAAATAGCAGTACCAGAAATTTCTGCTGATGGAGATACCGCAGGAATCTTCGCGCCAACTTTGATTCAGATTATGAATTACTCAAATTCAACAACCTATAAAACAGCCTTAAATCGTACTAATACTGCCAATGTTTTGGTAGGAGCGATTGTAGGATTGTGGCGCAATACCTCTGCAATCAACTCCATCACAGTTTTACCAGCAGGTGGCAATTTTAAAGCTGGTAGCACTTTGACCCTCTACGGAATTCAGGCGGCATAATGGCAAATACCTTTGAACTTATCGCTTCTTCTACTGTGGGCTCTGGTGGGGCTGCTTCTATTGACTTTACAAGTATCAGCGGCTCATATACCGACCTTGTCATAAAAGCCAGCACTCGAGCAGATAACGCCGCCACATACTCATCAAATGTATTGCAATTTAATTCTTCTACCACTGGTTATAGTTTTAGAATTGTGTATGGGAACAGCACAGCAGCAGTTTCTTTGGATAACACATCAACTGGAATTGAATGGATTTGGTCTGATGCTGCAAATGCAACTGCTAATACCTTTGGCAATTCAGAGATTTATATTCCAAATTACGCTGGCAGCAATTACAAATCGGTAAATATCGACTCGGTCAGCGAAAACAATTTAGGAACAACAAATGCCGCTTTAGCGGGCTTAATGGCTGGACTTTGGTCTAATACTGCCGCCATTACTTCAATCACACTTAAGCCTTCAACTGGTTCATTCGTTCAATACTCAACCGCCTACCTATATGGAGTAAAAAATGCCTAATCCAACACGAATCGAAATCAACTGCGAAACAGGAGTTGAGTCAATCATTGAACTCACAGACGCTGAGGTTGCAGAAATGGAAGCAGCCGTTACGATCGCAGAAGAAAAGCGCCAGGAGCTTGAAGCAGCTGAAGCCGCAAAGGCAGCAGCAGGCGCATCAGCTGTGGCAAAGCTTGAAGCAATCGGCCTTACAGCTGAAGAAATCGCAGCCCTACGCGGATGACATACCCAGTCGGCACAGCACCCCAGGCAATTGCAATCGCTTTGGGTGAGGTTGGCTATGTCGAAGTGCCTGACAATCTGACCAAATATGGAGAATTTACAAAAGCCAACGGCCTACCCTGGTGCGGTTCATTCTGCAACTGGGTACTGGCACAAGCTGGAGTCAAAGCGCCATCGGTAGTTAGCACAGCTACAGGCGCACACAAATTTAAGGACATCGGCCGCTGGAATGAGACACCACAGCTGGGCGATTTGGCGTTCATGGACTTCCCGCATGATGGCGTAGATCGCATCAGCCATGTGGGCATCGTGGCAGCAATCGATGGCAAGGTCATTACCTGCATCGAAGGCAACACATCGGGAACTGGCGATCAACGCAATGGCGGCATGGTGATGATTAAGCAGCGCACCATCGGCAAAGAGATCGTGGGATTTGGTCGGCCTAAATATGTGCCATTTAAGGGTGAATATCCTGCGGTGGTAGTACCTGAAGCTGCACCAAAAAAGAAGCTACTCAAGAAGGGTGCAAAGAAATGACAAATATCAAAGCAATGGCCGCATCATGGGCGCGCTCATTCCTAGCGGCATCAGTTGCCGTCTATATGGCTGGGGTTACTGACCCAAAGGCCATCGCCAGTGCAGGGCTTGCAGCTGTGCTGCCTGTCATCGTGCGTTGGCTTAATCCAAATGACACAGGTTTCGGTATCAAGGGGAAGTGACCCGAAAGCTACACCAGGTAGCCCTATGGTTATCGCTTTCGATAGGGCTATCTGCGTGTGGTCAATATGATGGATGGGTTAGGTATCCCTGCCAAGAATTCGAGAACTGGCAAAAGCCTGAATGTAATCCGCCAGAGTGTGTTAGTACGGGAGTCTGCACTCAAGACTTATTTGGAGATGAAATTGACACCCAGGCACAGCCGCAGACTAAGCAATGAGCAGCTCAAAGCCCGCTTAATCGTATTCATCGGCGTATGCCTGGCTTTGGTCTTTGCCGTATCAGTAATGGGGATGCTGTACGCGCTGATATTCGTGACACAGCCAATTGGCGCACAAGCGCCCAATGATCGTGCTTTCATCGAGCTTCTTACCACGCTGACAGTATTCCTTACAGGCGCACTGGGTTCAGTGCTGGCCTCAAATGGGTTGAAAGATAAGCCTGAAAAGCGAGCCGACACGCCCAATGATACGCAGGAATCTTGACCTAGCCAAAGCTTTGCTTCACAGTTATGGCAGGGAGCGAAGCACAGTAGTTCCCTGAACGGGAGCAATAATGTACTCAATCGGTGAAGTGGCTATGTGGCTACTGATAGGCGTTGCAATCGGCTTTACATTCGGTTACACCGCAGGCCTTAAAGAAGGCAAGCGCGAAGGATTTATCAGAGGCAAAATCGCAGCTCGAAAGGCGGTGCGCTAATGGGATTCCTGGACAATTACGAGACAGTCAATCAGAAGGTTCAGAGACTGCACGCGACCTATCCAACCAACAAAATCCACACATCAATCATCGACTGGAATCCTGAAAAGGGCTTCATTCTTATCGAGTGCCGCATTTATCGCCATTATGAGGACAAAGAGCCAGCGGCAATCGACTACGCACATGGCATGGTGGGTGCTTACAATCCACAAATGAAGCGCTGGTATGTCGAAGACACAGTTTCCAGCGCAATCGGTCGATGTGCAAGCGTAGTTTTGGGCACAGACGAGAAGCCTAGCCGCGAAAACATGGAGCAGGTCGAGACGATGCCAAAGGCATTTGTCGAGGATGATCCCTGGGCTAAACCAATTTGGGAAGATGGCTTTACCACAGTCAAAACAGCTGTAGAGCAAATCAAGGATGAGCTCGGCGGTGAACTACAAGCTGAAGCGCCTATCTGTAAGCATGGCCACATGATTTGGAAATCAGGCGAAAAGAATGGCAAGGCCTGGGGCGCATACTTCTGCACAGAAAAAACCAAAGCCCAGCAATGCCCACCGCAGTGGATGGTGCTAGGTAGCGATGGCAAGTGGAAGGAGCGTATCTGATGGGATATGTGCAAATCATCAAGGACTGGGATTATTGCGATTCATGCGATAAGCCAAAGCCACTGGCCACAGGCAGCCACACGATCGTAGATGGCCTATCAGTCACCTGGCAATGCGAGGACTGCAAATGAGCCACACATACATAATTCAGGCTGGTTCATGGGGATACACCAATTGCGATTTATGCGATGACGATGTGATGTGTAATGAATACACACGCGATGATGGCCTTGTTCAATGGATATGCAAAAAGTGCGAAGATAGGAATCACCTATGATCCGCATCGATTTAGATAACGCCACGCAGGTCGCAGTCACAAAGGCCGGGCTAAGGCGTGCAATAGACTATATCCCGCAGTGGGAAGGCGTGACTGTCAAGCGGAATCATCAGCATGACAGAGAGCGGTTAAACTTTCCAGCATTTGTCATGCAACAAAGTGAAGCCTATGGCGCTGAAGTAGCTGTGGCCAAATACTTTAGAAAGCCCATCGACCTAGAAGCATCGAACTACAAGAATCTAGCTGATGTGGGCAACAACATCGAGGTCAAATGGACAAAATGGCAAGATGGCTCATTGATACTTTCAGAGCTTGACCGCAAAGAGGACATCGCAATCCTGGTTACAGGATCGATGCCAAAATACTATGTCTGCGGCTGGATACCTGTGGCTGTAGCTCGTAGGCCTTCACATCAGCGAAGTGATGGCAGCTGGTGGATAGGCCAGGCAGACCTGCACCCAATGGCAAACTTTTCAAGGTCAATCTATGCAAATCAAATATGAGTGCAGGGTTGAAAAGAAGCTAACCACGCAGACAATTTGCAAGGTGACAGATACCCTGCCTGAATATGTAGAAGTGATCCAGTGCAATAGCTGCGGTGTCATGGGCGTTGCCGTACTTGATAAGGAGACTGCATACCATGCCGATTTATGAGTTTAGATGTGGAATGTGTGGCCAGCCGAAAAGCGTATCGGCAGGCATCAATGACATTTATCCGATTCCAAATTGCGATAACTGCACAATCATCATGGAAAGGGTGTATCAGGCAACACCCATACATTTCAAGGGTGACGGATGGGGGCATCAATGAGGGCTGTGGATAACCTGTGGATAACACGCCGAGACAACGCTCAAAATTCTGTGGATAACTCGATGCGCTTGACAGGCTTGCTACCATCCAGCTCTGCAAGCGAGCGCCTGAAGGCGTGTAGCTCGCTAAGGAGCCTGGTGGTTGTGGGGGTTCTATGCCTAGTTCTAGGCGCTGATTTGTTAAAGATGCAACCCGCACAAGCTACGAGCATCGATCACTACAAGCTATATGCACATTCTAGGATTATTGAATGGAATGAGTTTATGTGCTTCAAGGACATCATTACCAAAGAAAATAGACGATGGCATGAAATGGGCGGTGTCTCAACTGGCCCAGTTACTTTGTATATCAACATCATTGTAAATCTTTCAGTTGGAGATTACTTTGGGTTAGAAACCCGTCAAAGTTCAGGCGGCAATCTTTACGCATGGGGCTGGAACTTCGGCGGTGTTGCAGGCGGCGGCGCTGGTTCAACTTTCCTACAATGTCAATACTTAGGAGCATAAAGTGATTAAATTTATCAAACCAACAAATCTCAATGGTACAGAATTAATTGATGAGTTAAATGCTGCAGGCATTGCAATTACGGAATCACCTTTTGTGAATGCTTCTGGAGATTTGTATTTGCAAATTGCAACAGCAGATGCAAAAAAAGCTCAAAGTATCGTGGCGGCGCATAACGGAACTACAGTTGCGCCTGAACCATCTATTGAACAAAAATTAGCATCAGTTGGCCTCTCATTAAACGATCTAAAATCAGCTTTGGGAATTGCATGACATACCCAGTCGGCACAGCACCCCAGGCAATCGCAATTGCTTTGGGTGAGGTTGGTTATGTCGAAGTGCCGGACAATTTGACCAAGTATGGAGAATTTACAAAGGCCAACGGCCTGCCCTGGTGCGGTTCATTCTGCAACTGGGTACTGGCACAAGCTGGAGTCAAAGCGCCATCGGTAGTGAGCACAGCTACAGGCGCACACAAGTTTAAGGATTTAGGCCGCTGGCATGAAGTGCCACAGCTAGGCGATTATGCGTTTATGGACTTCCCGCATGATGGGATCGATCGCATTAGCCATGTGGGCATCGTGGCCGCAATCGATGGCAAGGTCATCACCTGCATCGAGGGCAACACATCAGGAACTGGCGATCAACGCAATGGCGGCATGGTGATGATTAAGCAGCGCACCATCGGCAAAGAGATCGTGGGATTTGGTCGGCCTAAGTATGTGCCATTCAAGGGTGAATATCCTGCGGTGGTAGTACCTGAAGCTGCACCAAAAAAGAAGCTACTCAAGAAGGGTGCAAAGAAATGACAAACATCAAAGCAATGGCCGCATCATGGGCGCGCTCATTCCT